AGTGTGCAGCCTCCGGGGGGTGATATGAGTCCAAAACAAACAAACAGAGCGCAACGACACGCTATGCAGACCAAAGATCATCCCGAAACCATTTCGACGCAAGCATTTCTGCTTCGTCCATACCAGCAACGAGCGGTCGAGTGGGCCATGCTTGCCAATAGTGGACTCATCATCGCACCAGCAGGATGCGGCAAGACACTGATCGCTTCCTCGATAATCAAACACGCTGCCACCAAATTTCCCAATGTGAGCTTCGGATGGCTCGCCCCCACCCGCGAGACCTGCAATCAGGCAACCAGTGCGCTTATCGCTGCCGGGGTAGACATCTCCCGCGTCGAAGTCCGGTGCCCGCATGAGTCAGTCGATTTCTCCAAGAAGGCCGTCCTGATCGTCGATGAGGCGAAGCATGCGCCAGCCGAGACTTGGAGAAGAATCATCGAGTCCTGCCCCGGATCGGTCTTCGGCTTCGATGCCACCCCGTGGTGCGATGACCCAGAGCGCAATGCCGCACTTCGTTATCTCTTTGCCAACAACAGCTTCGAGATCAAGCGTGAGGAACTGGGCAATGTTCTGGCCCACGCTAATGTGTACATGCACTCATCGACAGACCCGATGCTCCAGCAACGGATCGATGACCAGATCGAAAGACTCTTCGCTGATCGCAAACGCTACATGCGTATCCGCCACCAGGAACTCCGAGCGATGTGCGCTTGGGAAGCTCTGGTCGATATCGGAATCTGCCAGAATAATGCGAGGAACGACATGGCGACCATGATGGCCGCATCCGGTGGACCCAAGCACCCCACCCTCGTTCTGGTTCCACGGGTAACCCTCGGTGAGCATTACATGCTGGCATTGAGAGGCTCCGTACTCGTCTATTCTAAGATGCCGAAGAAGCTTCGACGCGAAGCAATCGAGGAGTTCAAAGCTGGGAATATCAGCACCATGATCGCCACTTCACTGGCTGACGAGGGATTGGATCTGCCGAACGTCCACACGCTGGTCATGGTCTCTGGTGGTCGCAGTGCCCAGAAGACTATCCAGCGGGCCAGCCGTGCATTGCGCCGTGCGCCAGGAAAGGACCACGCGATCATCCACGACTTCAAGGACACCTTCCATCCGCTGGCTATGGCTCACGCGAAGAAACGTCTCAAATGCTACAAGGAACTTGGATGCTCGATTGTATGAACACCGTCATCACAATCGTTTGTATGGCCGTGCTGATGCCGCTGTGCGTTATCGCAGGGATCTATGTAGGCCACTCTCTCACCATCAAATCGCAGAACACCAAAACCAATGAACAAAACAATCGTAGCCTGTGACCCAGGCGTGAACGGCGGGTTCGCAATCCATACCAAGGACGGCATCCTACTGTTCCCAATGCCAGAATCATTGCCCGATATGGCGCAACTACTAATCGGATTCAAATTAGCAGATAGCCACTTGTGGATTGAGAAGGTTCCCAAGTTCGTGTCCAAGCTGACGCCCGCTGCGAGTGTTGCGACACTCCATGAAAACTACGGCATCATCCAAGGACTGGCCTACTCTCAGGGCTACGCACTGCACCGAGTTGAACCCAAGATCTGGCAGGATCCTCTTGGACTCGGCGGTAGAAAGGCATGCGCCACTGGTCCTGAGTGGAAGCGAAAGCTCAAGAGCAAGGCTCAGGAGTTGTACCCACAACTCGATGTGACCCTAGGTAATTGCGATGCGCTCCTGATCCTGCACTACGCACTCGGAGGTGGGCGATGAACGATAATGTGAAGAGAATCGTGAACGATGGGAATGGAGTGATGATGATGAGCCGCAAGGAAGCCGGTGAAGCGTACAAAGCATTCAAGCGAGTGAAAGCTTACGAGGTTAGTTACTGGACAAAGAACCGGAAGAAGAAGGAATCGAAATGAACCAACCAATCAACGACGGAGGACCGTTTTCCGTTGACTCTGCGGTTTAATTTGCCACAGTGAGCGCGTGAAACAAATCACGCTCATTGCACCGCTTAAATCCTACTCTTTGATTTCAGATGAAGACTTTGAACTCATTTCAGATTCAAAATGGATATTAGGATCAAATGGATATGCTTACAAATCAGGATACAGAAAGCGTGGCGCACAATGTCTCATGCACCGAATCATAATAGGTGCAAAACAAGGAGAAGAAGTGCATCACATTAATGGGAACAAACTTGATAATAGGCGTCAGAATCTTGAGTTAACAACACCACAACAACACCAGATAAGCCATCATTCTTGGATGCTGGCAGAACGAAACAAGAAAAGGAGAATATATGACACACACGCAAAATGCATCAGATGCGCAGTGCAATTCACAAAAGACCCAAACCATAGGGGAAGGCAAAAATGCTGCGGAAAACGATGTGCAATCATGCTCGCAGTTGAAGCGAGGAAGCGAACCCGCATTTCCGGGAATGGATTACGTCAGTCAGTACGGAAAGAAGAATCCTGAAGGCATGACCCTGCGCGACTACTTCGCAGCGGCTGCCACTGAAAAAGACATTCAGGAGTTCATTCCTGCAACCAGAGGGGAAGCCGCTGAGTTTCAACAACGACATGGATTCTCACCAAGTCGTCAGTGGGCGAGATATTGCCATGCCGACGCGATGCTCAAAGCGAGGGAGGGCGTCAAGTGAGCGATACAATCATCCTTGATAGCAAAAAGTGCAACGCAGAGTTACTAACCATCCACGCCGACGGCCGCATCACTGTAGCCGAGCATCTTAAACCTACGGAGACAGCAGCCGCTGTGCTACAGATCATGCGTGAGCAATGGATGGCCGACATCCAATCCAAAAAGATCCGCGAGCAAGAGGACCGCATCAAGCGGCTGGAGGAGGCGGGAAACAATCTGCTTTGGAATTTCTGCCCAGAGTACACATCTGATTTCACTGAATCTCAGTCTGATGCTCTCAAGCAATGGAACAAAGCCAAGGAGGTGAAGCCGTGAGAACCTCAACTGAAACACTAATCGCAGCCATGCACATATTGGCAACAGAAATCCAATCCGAGGACGGAGCCGCTAATGCGGCAGTCGCGGAAGCAGGGGAGCGACTAGCGGAGCAGCATATGCGCATCGCCCAACTAGAGCAGGAGAACGACGCATTGCGAGCGGATCTGCTGCTTTGGCGTGAGCAGGAGGGGAAGCGATGAACCATCTTGTTAAGGCCAACAAAAAGGTCGGCAGCAAAACACCGCGCACAGACCGACAGCCGGTTGTCACCGTGGCGTTCCAGCACTTCGTGAAAGCTGGATTTGCTCGTCAGCTAGAGCGGCAACTGGTTGGAGCGAACAAGCGCATCAAAGAACTCGAAGCCAAAGTGAACGAGTTGAACGACCTCAAGAAATGGTTGGAGGGACGATGAACATCCCAATCGGACCAGCCGCATTCATATTCAAGCACAAGCGAACCAAGCAAATCGTCGTCGTACCCAACGAACGATGGCATGAGTTGTACGACAAGAAGGACGAGTGGGAACACACTGCGAGCGTGAATGCTTGTGGCGCACTTCAGTACATCATCGACGCCAAACCGGCTGAGAGAAACCGATACATCAAATCGCTTACTACCGAGAAACCATGAAACGCTGGAACAAAAAAGCATACCCAATTCTGGTTGGTAAGGTCACCAGAAGACAAAACGACAACGACACGATCCAAGTATGGTGCCCGTTCTGTAAGCGTCACCACATCCATGGATGGGAAAAGGGAAACGCTGATTCCGACGCAAGTCACAGAAACGCACATTGCGACCCAGAAAGCCCGCTGTATGACGGAGGATACTTCATATCGGTGGAACCAAAGCCATGAGCGATACCCCGCGCACCGATGCATACGTCGAGTTCTGGCTCAAAGATCGCCTCGCGCTCTGGCCCGACTTCGCTCGAAACCTGGAGCGTGAAATCAACCAACTGAAAAATGAGTACACTAACAAGATTCGGATTGACCAAGGAAGCAATGGAGCGGATGGTGGGCGTCGTCAAGCCGTTCAAAGATCCGAACCCTCGGATCGAGAGGCGGTGGCTGGCGATCCCGGACGAGATCAAGACCGCCATCCTCAGGGAGCATCACACCTACACGCTCCGTGAATTGTCGGCCAAATATAAGATCTCGATTTCATGCGTATGGTACATTCGCAAGAACAGCAAAACCAAAACCAAAACAAAGAAACGATAGAGGAACTACAACGATGGAAACAGTTATGTCACGAGTTAGCCGCTTGCTTGGGCTGCGGCTGCACAGTTCAGACCGGTCTGTGCGTGCAGTGCCACAAAGCGAACAAACGCTACCGAGCAATCCAACTCCCGCTCCGGTAGTCACAGCACCCACGAAGAAGAAACGTAAACCAAAAGTGAAACTAACAGAATCAATCGAGAAGGTCACCGAACTCCGTAAGCAAGGTCTCACCTACCAAGTCATCGGGGACACCCTCAAGATGTCCAAGCAACGCGTTCATCAGGTCCTCAAAGCTCACAATAGGCAGGAGGAATCCAAGAACCTGTGGACCAACGGACTCAGCGTTCGCAATACCAAGCTGATGACTCAGCTCAAGGTCAACAACCCAGTGACACTCATCACAATGATCAAGTCCGGGGACGTTCGACCGTTCAAGTACAAGAACTTCGGGCTGCGAAGTTACCACGATCTCTGTGCGTGGGCTGGGATTCAGCCAATCGAATTCCGTAAAATCAAAACCTGTCCGCACTGCAACAAGTTAATATGACCAGACATTCGTTTCCATTAGTGGAATCGATCAAGGTGGTCCGTCTCTCCGAGGGGCGGACCATCCGCGTTTTAAGGGATCGAACCAAAGACAACCTCAAGGTCATACACGGAGATGGAGACATCCACCTCACCTGCGTAGCACAAGCCCATGACCCCATCGAGATGCTGAAGACACTGGCCAAACTGGAAGACGTTCGGTCAGTGGAACTCACCGATGCAAAGGGAAATGGAATCATCATCCACAAACAAATCTGATCCATGCACAAGTCCTCAACACACGACATCGTCAACGCACTCAACATCCTCTCCACCGAGATCTGCTCCGTCGATGGAGCAGCCAACGCTCTATGCGCCGAAGCGTCAGCTCGCATCCTGGAACTCGTCACCATCACAAAGGATCTGACAGCACACATCGTTTCCAATCCGGTGCATCACCCAAAGTGTAACGCCGCAACCAAAGGCAACTATTGCAACTGTATGTTGGCCAAACTATCGCACCCATGAAGACTCCACGACACGAGCAGCCTTGGTACGAAGCACGGTTGGAAAACAATAAGAAGCCGTCCAAGATCACCGAAGAAGAACGAACCATACTCACCGAGGAGAATCGCAAGCTCATCGAGGATGCGCCACGAATCATCTCGTGGGGAGTTGCCAACGGATGGATCGCTTATCCAATAAAGGAACAACGTAAATGGAAGATGCAAGAACTTGGTTCGTCAACCGAACCAACCCAGCAATCATCGTCGAACTCATCGGATGCGCTCAGTACCGTCTGGCCGAACTCCGAACTCCAGTAGTCATATATCGCCGGGGCGACAATATATACGTTCGCCTCGAATCTGAATTCCACTCCAAGTTCGTAATAACAAGCAGGCCATAGCCTCCGCAGTCCAACTCAGCAACGAATCAACGACATGACAACGCTCGAACGAGCGGCTCTTTGGCTTGCCAAGGTACCGCCAGCCGTCTCAGGACAGAACGGCCATTCAACCACCTACACCGCCGCCGTGGGCCTTGTACACGGCTTCCAGCTAGGATACGGGGACGCAATGACCCTGCTGTCCGAATGGAACCTATCCTGCCAGCCACCATGGTCCGACAAGGATCTGGCCCACAAACTCCGTGAAGCATCCTCCCGGAGCCACGACAAACCCGCTGGCCACTTGATCCAAAGCACTAGCACGGGCATGAACCTCTCGCGTGTGACCTTCAAGCGGCCTACTCCAGCCCCCGGAGCCTCGGAGTTCCAACGCTTCCTCCAGTCCGCCTTCGCACCCACCGAGGTGGTCTGCATTTGCGAACAGGTCGAGGACGGCAAGCCAATGACCTCCGGGTCTTTCCTGCCCATCGAGGATTGGATCGCCCGCTTCGATGACCCCGAATCCATCCTGTTCCGCAGCGACCGCACCGATGGGGTGTTCGTCCGCATCAACCCCTTCCGGACCAGCCTCTACAGCGGATCGGACAACGATGTCAGCGCGTACCGTCATGTCCTGGTGGAGTTCGATGACAAGCCCAAGGCCGAGCAGGAACAGCTCCTCCGCTCCTCTGGCCTACCCATCAGCGTACTCATCGATAGCGGTGGCAAATCGATCCACGCATGGGTCCGGGTCGATGCACCCAATCGCAAGGAATGGGACGCCCGCCGGGATCTCATCTACTCGTCCATCCCCGGCGTCGATCCCAAGAACAAGAATCCATCGCGCTTCTCCCGGCTACCCGGAGCATGGCGCGGAGATCAGAAGCAGAAGCTGTTGGCCAACAACCTGGGTGCCCGATCATGGGAAGATTGGCTCACCAACCGGGAGACCGATGAGGACCAGTCCACCATCGTCACGGTCAAAGACCTCATGGACTTTGATCCAAAGAAAGATCCCGACAACCTGATAGGCAATCGATGGATCACTCGCGGCTCCTCCATGATCATCTCCGGTGGCACCGGCATTGGGAAGTCATCACTGATGATGCAGATCATCATCAGGTGGTGCCTCGGTATCGACTTCTTCGGCATCAAACCGGTGAAGCCATTGAAGATCGGAGTCATCCAAGCAGAGAACGACAAGGGCGACCTCGCGGAAGCGTTCCGAGGGGTGACACATACCATGCGCCTCACCGGAGATCAGATGCGCCACCTCAACACCAACCTAGAGTTCCGCACCGAGACAGTTCGTACCGGTGAACAGTTCCTCGCCTACGCCCGACGCTTCATCCACCGATCCAAGCTGGATCTCATAGTGGCAGACCCCCTGTTCTCCTACTTCGGAGGAGACCTCAGTGATCAGTCCGAGGTAAGCGTGTTCCTCCGCAACAAACTCCAGCCCATCCTGCACGAGACCAAGGTCGCTTGGATCTGGATGCACCATGTCTCTAAGCCTCAGCGCAAAGAGAACGGAGAACCACTCACCACTATGGAACTCGCCCACGCCGGATTCGGTTCCTCCGAACTCGCCAACTGGGCGCGGGAGATAGCGGTTCTCCATGAAGTAGGCCAATTCAAGCCTAGAAGGTTTCAGCTCGCCTTCTGTAAGCGGGGATCAAGGCTTGGACTCGAATCCCCCATCCTCAACGTACAGCACTCAGCCACCGGGATTCAGTGGGAAGAGTGCAACCCATTCGCGTTCACTGGGGCGGAACTAAAGAAGAAGAAGCCGTATCGCCCTCAGCGAGGGCGGCGAGCATAGAATCCCTCCACTTCTCGTCCTCAATTATAGCACGGGCCTTCTGCATAGCCTTGCGGGCTTCAGAGGCCCTTTTCTCTGCCTCCATGACCTCGGGATCAATGTCGGGTTCCGGCTCAGGCTCAGGCTCCTCATCCCCACCGCGCTTGCTCGAACGCTTCCTTTCGAGTTGGCCAATGAGTCGTTCATGCTTCTTCACCGAGGTCTTCAGATACGCAACATCACGCTTCAGGTCATTGACCATCCTCAAGAGCAACGACACCCGATCCTCATCCTCCGGTGGAACCCAGTCACAACCACGCCACTGCCTATGAACCATGTCATAAACTATGACATGGGACTTCTTGTTCCTCATGGAATTGAAAGCCCGGATCGCCCGACCCAACTCACAGGCAAGATTCTTTCGGATGTAGGCCAGTACCTCGGACTTGTCCGGGTCGGCATCGTGGCGTTGCGGGGGCATCAGTCGGAACATCGACCGAAGCGTGGAACCATTGTCGAGATAACTCATAGCAAGAACAGAATGCATCGTGTAGGCTTCCGCGTCAATGTAAAGGAATGTTGATTTTGCATCCCACCCCACAAAGTTAGCATCCCTCCTGCTACTCTCCCTTAGAGGGAGACTTACACTCCCTCTAATAAGGGAGTTAAAAACCGCAAACGCCGCGACGCTCTGGGGGACTGACGCCCCCCGCTGCGGCTGCGGTTTTTCGAAACCCTCCACTGATTGCGAAGTACCCGTGTTGGTGGTTGTGGTGGTGGATGGAGGATGTGGATTGCTGGAGCGGGAAGGGGTCGCCAGTGCGTCGGAGTGGTGGAATGGACTCGACGTAGGGTACGAGGGGTGCGCTGGGCTAGAAACGGAAAACCCCCGGATGGGTGATCCGAGGGTTCCGCGGGGAGGATGAACGGGGATGATTGGCCTACTCGCCAGCGACATCCTTCCACTCGGCGATCAGCGTTCGGCACCGGTAGCAGATCTTCTGGAGTCCGAAGTTCTCGCAGGAGCAATGCGTCCGATCAGCCATTCGATGGCCCGCTTTTAATATAGAAGCCATCTTCTTGGATGTTTGATCGGTAATGTATAAACGCTTTATATCTACAGAGTCGAGAAGCTCCTTGTTGGATGCCTCAAGTTCTTTAACCCGATTCCTTAGGTGTGCTAAATCGGATTTGTATATCAGGGTGTAGTGGTCGAAGTTCATGGTTATTGCGAATCCTTCTCTATTCTGAATTCAGTGCGTCGGAGGGGTGAAATCGAATGTGTCTTCACAGGGACACCTCATCAGAGAGGAAGAAGTCCTTCTCCTCCCCGTTCATGGTCACGCCATTGGTCCATGTCAGTCCGATGCAGTCATCGTTGTAATCGAACCGGATCAGGAAGTCATTGAGCTTGGGAGCATATATCACTCGGTACCCATGGTTCTTCCAATGCACCACCTTACCGGACAGAACAGCCTCTTTGATCTCGTTGAGTTTCATATCGGGGACCAACCTACCACCCCATCATCTCGGTGGTCAAGAGGAAATCTTTCGGTGGCGGAGAATTCGGTGGACGGGGCCGTCACCCATTGGCGATCACCCGGTAATGGGGCGTCGGATAGACCCCACGGCTCCGGGACATGATTCGGAACTTGCGGCATTCCATCAGCCCAAGCTTGGCGGATTTTCCCAGAACAATCCCCGCCGCGTTATGGGTCACATTCCACTCCTGGGACCATTGGGCCGCCGTCTTCCAGCCCTCTGGCACTTCTTCAGCTTGGTTCGATATTGCCAGCCTCAGCTTCCTCAGAAGCTCGGCAGAACCCAGTTCTTCTCGTTTTGTGGCCATTGATGTAGATATAGTTGTGCGCTGTTAATTGTATACTCTCCAAATACAATACCGTGGGACCATGCCAGCGTTGAACGCCTCTTTGATGCGTAATCCATAGACGGGATATTCGCTAATGTGCCAACGCAGAAACCAATAGGGGACGATTGCGTCCTTCCAGTTGCTTGGCCAGCTCGATGGGCATGGGCAATCACGCAGTTCCCGAACGTCTCCGCCGAATCCCGAATGAAGTTCTCCCCATACAAGATCCCGTGACCCCACTTGTAACCTCCAAGCTTGTAGAAGGAACGGTCCATAGCGTCGTTGTACTGGATGAACGTGTGGCAGTGCTTCTGGATCGGTGCCAGCATCCGCTCCCACACCGCCTCCGCGAACCCCCGCACCACCGCGTTGTGATGGTTCAAGTACTTCTTGGCCCGCTCATCATGGTTACCCATCGTGAAGACCGTGGGCCGCAACTCGTTTAGGAACTTTGCTCCCTCTTGGATGTCGTCCAGATAGTCGTCCGCATGGTCCGAATCGTCAGGGTTGGATAGCGATCCCGCACGGAGACTCGCGAGGTCATAGGCATCGCCCAGATGAATCACCTCATGCGGCTTGAACCGCTCCCGGAACAACAGAACCGCCGCCAGCGCGTCCTTGTTCGCTCGGTTGCCGTGGGAACAACCTATCGCCATCACTCTCTTCACACCCATGCCGCGACAAAGCATAAATTGCGCGATCCAACAAGCGGTTTACGGTCTACCGCACCATCGTAACCGGGCCGGTTTCCGATTTCTGGTTCCCGAATTCCGAATTCCGTATGGCATATGCAAGATCTGGAATACCGCACCATGTACGGCATGATCCCGAAACAGATTTCGGGATGATACCGGAGGGGTCGCAGGGGATGTAACGGGGTGGGACATGGGATGTCTTACCCTGGAGTGCTATGTAAATAACCTGGCGAAGGGGTAGGGGGGCACGAAGGAAGGGATGGCCTACTAAGGAAGGGAAAGCGGGCGGGCGATGGACACTATCGGGGCAAAGAAAAACCCCGCAGGGGTGAACCTACGGGGCGTGGCGATTGGCTTGGATTAGTTACCGGCGAGGGCCGATAGAATGAGAAGCAGAGTGAAAAGGAGGCAAAGCCCAAGGTAACCTAGGACTCGAAGGAGGGGTTTCAAAGTGCGGCCTCCCAATTCTCCTCCATCCATCGATGGATTGTTTCGACTGTCTCGTCGCAGTCGCAGTGGACACCGCATCCCCTTGGGTTTTGGACACGCTCAAACCGGAGTTCCACGAACTCATTGAAACGGTATTCTATCATCTCTTCGAGGTTGTCCAAGATTCGGGACACGTCACGGGCAGTCGCGGAACTTCCCCAATAGGACGGCTCCGTCGGGAGTTGGATTAGGACGGTATTCATGTGTTCAAAAGGACTGGATGACCACACCTCCGGTGAATTCGACGACTTGCGTGTGATCGCGGAGCCACTCCAAAGCCTCAGGCTCGCAGTCCGTGTCATCACCGCATACTTCCCCGAAACCGTACTCCTTAGCAGCCGCAAGCGCGGAAGGGTATTCGACCCACTCACAGCAAATCCCGACGGGATCAAGTTCCAACTCCACTCCGCAAGAGTCCTCGTAGTCTTCGAGATAGTCGAAAAGAGCGAAAAGAGCGGGGCGGCTGAATTGGGTTTCCCTCCCGCAAGCGCGGAAGGATTCGACGAATTGATAGCTTGTAACTGTGGTTTTCATGTTGTTTGAATCGGGCAGCGATTGCCCGCCAGATGCCACGCGGTTTCCCACATGACACCGGACGGGGAATCAGTGCGCGTCAATTGCCCTACCCTGACGGGCTAAGTCGAAACAATCGAACCGCTTGAACATGTCCGCGAACCGTTCCCACTGCCACTCGGACGGAGGCCGAACCGGTTCAAGGTCTCCAGACTCAGACACCGTGCACAGAACCGGAGTCACGCGGATAGATGAAATCAGGACTTGGGATTCGACGTTAAACGCGAAGTCCGGACACCAGTGACCAAGCGGACCGCCAATAGTTCCCATCGTCTGAGTTGTCTCGAATCCAGCACCGATCGAATCGAGGAACTTGAAAGCGGTTTCCCGATCGAAAAGTCCGGACATCTGGACATCCGAGATACAAGCCCAGAAAGCTTCACGCGGGAACTTCTCTTTGAGCTTGCGGCAGATTTGAAAGCGCGTCTCGCCTCGGACGTCGTCCAGCCGATCGAGAATGGCCCGTGGGATCGAACCTTCCTTTGCAAGATAGTTGTATTCCGAATCAAAAGGTTCCGATGGTTCGACCGGAAGTCCCGGCCAAGCTTTCAGGACATCCGGCAAGGTAGTCTCGCAGGGATGCCACTCGCACAAGTCCGGATGCTCTCCAGAGAAGCTGGCGACGATTGAGAAGCCGAGGCGGTATTTCAATTTGTACCTCCCATCAAAGCTTCGGCGAGGAGCCAAAGGATCGGGAGGAGGAGGAGGTTAAGCGCGATAAACGCTAGGAACGCACGGAGTTTGGATGATTTCTTCATGTTTGGAATGGCCTCAGTCTTTGAGGCGTGGGGAGAGAATGCGATGGGATACGATCCTTTGCAACGGGAAACGATAGAAAAGGGAAAAATAATTCTCAGGCATGCTTTGTGGGGCAAAGTGAAAGGCATGGAAATCGTCCAGGTTCAAAAGGTTAAAGGAAAGGGAAGCAAAGGAGGGAAGATTGGAAGGCCTCGAATTCCTGTTTCAGAGGCTGATCAAAAAAAAGCCCTTGAGGCTTGCAAGCTTGGGATTCCCCTTGAGCGGGTGGCTATACTGTGCGGTTTTCCTTCTGGTAATGCTGGTCGCTGGCATGACTTCCTAAAGCGTAACCCTGACTTTGCTAATGAGCTTGAGCTTGCAAGGTTGGAGGGAGAACTAGAACTCTCCTCCGTCGTTCGCCAGTGCGGCAACGGTTGGCAAGGTTCCGCTTGGTTGCTTGAAAGAACCCGTGGATATGTAGCTCGCGCTTCACTAGAACACACTGGGAAAGGCGGAAAAGAATTATCAATTAGCGGTAATCTGCTAGGAGCATTCGGTGGGCAGTCTAAATAGGATAGCGTATACGAATAAGCGGCTGTAGCAGTAGGACCACGGGGGAGGGGGACCACCCAGGTGGGGGGTGGTTGTTACCTTATACCCCCTCTCCCTCCCACAACCAATTTTATGGCAGTCAAGCAAATTAAGAAAAAGAAATCCTCTTCACTCGGCATGGGTTCGCATATCCCTGCTTGGAAGCAGCGTAAGCTATTGGAAGAGGCTCAGCAGTTGCAGAACTTCCCTAAGATGATGCTTGGCCTGCGTGATACCTATGCGTGGCAGGAGAAGGTGTTGGGAGCTTTGAATGAGAAGCACTCGAAGGTAGCTTTGAAAGCGGCGAATGGTTCTGGCAAGACGAGTATGGTGGCCGCGAGTGCGGTGATTTGGCACATGCTCCGCTGGCCGGGGAGCTTGGTGGTATGTACGGCTGGTGTATATCGACAGGTGGCCGATGCTCTGTGGCCCCATCTGCGGAAGATGATCAATGGATTGGGAGGAGAGGAGAATGGTTTCTCGATCAAGGATGGCGAGATCCGCTATGTATATCCGAAGAAGGTCGATGGTCAGGAGTTGGTGAGCCGGTGTATTGGGTTCTCGGCGAGCAATCCTGAGAAGGCGGAGGGCTGGCATGTGCAGGGTCCGAGTGGTGATTTGATGTATATCGTGGACGAGGCGAAGGCGGTTCCGGACGGGATCTTCCAGTCGATGGAGCGGTGCCAGCCGACGCGGACGTTGCTAATGAGCAGTCCTGGTGGTAGCTCCGGGTATTTCTACGATGTATTCAGGCGGAACGATGGTAAGTGGCAGACCTTTACCGTTACCGCGTTTGATTGCCCGCATATTCGGAAGGAGTGGATCGATGATCAGTTTGCGAGGTGGGGCGAGGGTCATCCGCTGGTCCGGTCGATGATCTACGCGGAGTTCATGGAGGATGACGGGAGCCTCACGGCGGTCAAAACATCTGACTGGCAGAAGGTTGTTTCTGGCCCACCCAAGGAGGAGCTGGAAGGGCACCGGCTGACGGCGGGTTGTGATTTCAGCGCGGGCGGGGATGAGAGCGTGATGGTGGTGCGTCAGGGTAACACGGTGAAGGGACTGGTCCGCTGGAGGGATAAGGACACGATGGCCAGCGTGGGTAGGTTTATATCGGAGTTCAGGAAGTGGAAGCTGAAGGCTGAGGATATTTATGCGGATGTGGGTGGCATGGGTGTGGTGATGTGTGATGCGCTGAGGGCGGAGGGTTGGGATGTGCGGCGGGTGAACTTTGGTGAGCGGGCCATCCGGGATGATCAGTTCGTGAATCGTGCGGCGGAGATGTGGATTGAGTTCGGGCGGATGGTGGAGGAGGGTAAGGTGAATCTGGGACCGGTGGGGACGGATGAGGTGCTGTTGCAGCAGTTCGTGAGCCGGAAGGTGCGGACGAATGGGAAGGGGAAGTTGACGCTGGAGGGTAAGGATGAGCTGCGGGCGCGTGGGGTGAATAGTCCTGATCGGGCGGATGCGGTGGTACTGGCTTTCTGTGGTGGTGGTGGGAAGCGGATGGATGAGTATTTGAGGGCGGTGGGGGATGATGGAC